TCATCGCGAATAACCAGTGACGAACTGCTAAGGATGTTTAGCGCCTTTGAGACGCCGTGCATGTGAGACTCAATCTTCACTCCCTCAGCAAGGCTTCTTAAAGCCACATTGCCAATCTTTGCTACCAGCCTGTCAATAATCTGACTCGCTGGCATCTCCAAACTAATTACGAGTATCCCTTGAGCCATTGCCGATCCTTGCTGAGGTTTGCGTTTTCTGACCAACCCAACGCACACATATGATTTCCACATCAATGATGTCCGTTGACTGATTTTCCGGAAGAGCAGAAAGCTCTTCAGCTTTCTCTAAACATTGCTCCTTGCTGCCCTTCATAACTAGCTCTTGAGTAAGCTTTGGACGAGGCAAGATGATCTCATCATCCATAACCTTCGTGCGTTTCAGAACGCAATATTCTACCATGTTTTTGGAAGTATAAGTTTGAACTCAGGCAACCCTGGCCATACATCACCCACTTGGCAGCGCTTGAAATAGGCCAACTCTTCTTCAATGCGGTCATTAGCGTTCTCAAGCAACTCCGTGCTGGCTCGCATGAACTGGCAAAGGTACGGTGACTCCGTATCTACGACAAGAAACCAAAATGCAGGAGCTTCTTTAAGACCCATCGCAGCCTTTAGGCCAGCTTGATACCAAGCGGCCTGCACATCGTAACGAAATCCAAAGAACTTGGAATCAAACGAGCGGATGTCGTTAGTAGTCTTGAGGTCAATTATGGACAGCTCTCCATTGATTTGCCCAATCAGATCCGGCCTGCCTTTGCACTTCACATCGTCCCTTTCCCAAAACATAGATGTTTCCACATCACGGCCAAAGTCAGCCTCCACCTTCTCAAGCAGCGGAGAACAAGCATCGTAGCATCCGCGAATGGTCGCCTCTTCGTCTTGTGTAATAATGATCTTACCAAGGTTCTCTTCACAGAACAACTGCCACTCCTCCTTGCCAGCCTTAGTGCGCTTGTCTACTGCTGGGCCAACTGCGTAGTCAGTTCGCCCTTCCAGCACTAGCGAATGAATCAGGGTGCCCATCTCCATGCTGCGTGATGGACGCCATTCCTGCGCTTTGCGATGCCTGTAATAACTGGGAGCAACTGCGAAGTTGTCCAACTCGTGCTTGCTGAGTCCAGGCATAGCCCGATACTCGTCCATAGGTATGTTATAATGTATCATTTTTTAGTATATTTAGGATTTTTTGGTGAAGCTCCTCAACGGAACCTTCGTTCACAACCTCGTAGTCGGCAGGAATTGCGAACTGGTTTAGCTCAGACTCATGCTTGTCGCAAGATATTTGTTCAGCTCGTTTGATTCGGATAATGATTCCCTTGCGCTTGCGAACAAAGTCAGCCTCGTTCTCAAACCTCACATCTGTCCACACCATAGGTACTTTTGCAAAGTTTTCGTTGATGCCAACCAGGCCCAAGTAGGCTTGATCTATCCAGAAGTTTTTGTTGTATGCCCTAGCTGCCATCCCAAGATCTTGCAACAGCTTCCTTCCTTTTTCGTCCTTGTAACCATCCCATCCAAAGCTGAACGCCAAGGATTTAAGATGATCTGCAAATGCTCTTCTGCGCCAGCCGTGCGCAATTAGACACATTGCTGCTGTATCTTTTCCAGCACCGGCAAGTCCAATAAAGCCAACGTCACAGATCTTCATGCGTTGCGTTCAAATGCTGCACAGCCAACAACATCACCATCCCTGTTGCGGATCAACTTAACCGGCGACAAGAGATCCTTCCGCTTGGGTACGGACATACGCACAATTGCGGGAACAATAAAGTACGTTCCCTTCTCAGGATCAGGTAAATGAGTAGCTTCTGTAACAGTAGTCACAAGAATTGGAATGCCATCTACTGTGTCCACTTGGGATTGGACATTGTTCACTCTGGAGACGTAGCCAGTTGGCTCAATGGTCTTTCCGTGAATGTTGATTTTGTGAGGTGTCAAATTTATGAGTTGCATATGATGTTGGCTATTATGTTGAGTGCCAGCATTGTCTTGCCGGACTTGGTTTCTCCGCCGATGACCAAGAAGTCACCGTAGCGGATGGGTGTAAGGTTGTCTAATTTAGCGTAACCGGTGCGGATGCGCTCTGTCTCGTCATCGCCAGTTTCGTAGCGATGGATGGCATCCATGAGCAACTTCTTGGTATCCATGGGTGACGGAGGAGTCAGCTCGTGAGCCAGCGAGTCCGTCTGCATCGAGATGTCCGATAGCAGCTTTGCTGTGCTGACCTCCGCGTTGGAGATGTCCATGTTAGCTTGAGCCAGCACAGCCATCAACCCACGCCGCTTTGATGTTGAGCGTACAATCTCTATATACTCTGGCAACACGCCAGGGATCGGCATCAGGGTGTAAACCTCCGAGATTTGATGGAACTGAGTATCCGGCAACCTCTCACGCACCTTCTCGTACACGACACGGATGTCGCATGAGGAACTACGTGCTGACTGCGTGAGGACAGTCTCCACAATCACCTTGCTCATGGGGTCGTAGATGTCGCTAGGCGCAAATCTGCGCTCAGCCGTGACCTTCACAAACTCGTCTGGATGATTGACCGCAATAGATGCCAGTCCTCGCTCTGTCTCTGTCGCAACTGGCACCCTGCTGAGATCAACCTCAGCCTTACCAGCCTTGCGAGTTTTCTGTTCCATTGTCTAAGAGTGAGCCTGTTTTAACCGCCACAACTGATGCAACAGCGGACCGCTTCATGCCTGCTTCGCGACACAACCAAGCATTAAGGAATCGCCCCATTCCACGTTGCGTTTTACGTTTTTCTGTATTCGCACATAACCATAAACGAGCCCTTAAAAACTCTTTAGAAACATGATCATTTCCAAATGCTAAAACGAAGTCTTTAGTAAGCTTCATTGGTGGTACGTAAATGCCAGATTGGCAGGGGAATTGGAACATATCCAAAGCTGTCTCTGGAGTATGATCAATTTCTAAAAAGAGGTCGGGTTTTTCTTCCTCCCTCCCCTCCACCTCCCCTTCTGCCCCCTTGCATCCCCCTTCTTCCCCTCCTACCTCCCCATCCTCCATCTTTTCCCCAATAGCATTTACGCTCGCGGCAATTTCGTCGAGTCCGTGGTCATGCAACATGTCTCCAACCGATTTGTACCTCTTGCCAGACGGCGCAAGATCCTCGTTAGCGAGCGGAAATAGGGCGTGAAGCGACCTGTCGTCGTCGTTGTGATAGATGACAGCGGAAGCCTCATTAATACGCGAATTTGTGACCGTCACGTCCTCGGTGTCTGGAATGTCCAGGCTTACTGTCGTGCCGCTCTTTGTTGTGATTGTTAGCTTTATCATATTATTTGTTTGTTTCTGATTTGATTGGTTTTTTGAATTTAGGAGAAAATCTACGTATTGAAATTTCAAGCGGATAACCAAAAGACATAAGTGATTTAACTAAATCAGCAGGGCTTGGCTCATCACAAACTTGTGTATGATCAAATTTAAGCCATTGATCAAACATAGTGCTTCTGTTTGATGTTAGCCTTCCTGCAAATAAGTCCCACCAAATTACCCTGGCTATGATTGGCTGATGCCGAGTTGGCAACTCCAAAAGTTGTTGGAGCAGGATTGGTTCGTCAAACGTCAGCTTGACGCGATAGCTCTGATTCTTTCTTTTTTTCATGATATTAAATTACGTGTGCGCGTTGCCACAGTCGCGCCCCTGCTAGGTTGTAATTATTTCGGCAGGCAATCCATGCCGTCTTTAAGAAGTTTGAAGAATAGCTCACTGCTCATTGTCACTAGCCAGGGTGTCCGGTTGCGTTTGTGTGCAACCATCCATTCCTTGCGTGGGCCAGCATCTCTGATGGCCTGCTCTGTCGCCTTCTGAAGGTTGAGAGCTTCTACAAACTTCACCTCCATGTGAAGGCTCTTAAGCTCTTCACAGATGACATCAGGACTATCAGTGCCACCTGCAAACTGCTGGCCCCGCCTTGCGGTAAAGCCAGCCTCGCGAAGTTCATCACGCCACATGCGCTCTCCTCGTGCTCCCTTTTGCCGTTGATTCATTAGTAGTTGTCGTGATGGTGATCATCAAATGCCAGCATGAATAGCAGCAGTAAAACCACTGCAACTACACACAAAATCTTCACTACCAGCCCGCCTCCGCTTCAAACTCATCCTTGGCTTTCTTCGCTGGCTTCTTTGCAGCAGCATCAGCCTCCTCGAAGTCCATCGGAATCTCATCAGCAACAGGAGCCTTCTTAACAGCTTCAACCGCAAAGCATGCAGCAAGGTTCTGCTTGTCTGCGCTAATAAACAGGGTGGATACCACCGCTTGGAAGTGATCCTGGGTAAGGTCGTGCTGAGTCTTAATCCAGTCAGCAGCCTTCACACATTCAACGTACAATTGCGCTTTCTGAAATAGAAGACGCTTAGCATCGACTACTGTTCCCTTGGCTTGAGCAAGCTGATTATTTACCTTCACCGCATCCACGTACTGCTCAAGAGCATTAGCAGTGCCGCCAATGATGGCAGCCTTGTCGCTGATGTTCAGCTCGTTCTTTTTGGAGTGATCTGAGAACTTCACGCTCAAGCCAGCAAGACCTTTGTTGCCAGCCTGGCTCTTAATTGTAATGGTTTGGCCAAGCAACTCTTGGAAGTTATCGTTCAACCAAAAGGATGCACGCACCTCACCGGTTGCATCCTTAAGGATGACAGGCTGTACCCTCCATGGGCCGTACTTGCCTTGGCCAGTCTTTGGCGGGAATGCCGCTTTAACTTGGACAACCATTTCTCCGATGACAGTTCCATCAGCCAAGTTTTCTAGATCCGCAATTTTAGCTACCTTCATGTTTGTATATGAGTTTGTGGTTTACCAAGCCACCGGAGTGTTCCGGTGTTCTCACTTGGTGACTTCATTCGAGCCGGTTTCGCTAAGGCCGTCAAACTATTTTTTGCGACGAGCGGCAGCTTCCTTCTTAGCTGCCTCCTTTTGAACGCTATACGCAATCGCAAGAGCCTGCTTTTGCGGCACACCATGACCGATCTCGGTCTTAAGATTCTTGGTAAAAGCTTGGTCAGAGGAAGATTTCTTGAGTGGCATAGGTTATTTAAATGAGATGTTTTTGATTACCTTCATGTCTGCGTACTTGCGTGCTTGATTAAGATCTTCAAATACGCCAATCAGCTTGTTGTCTGGACTGTAAAGGCGTTGCTTTGTTCCGTTTGTGCTGATTGCCCTGTAGCCATGCGCCATGTCAGTGGTCACAGTGCCTTGTCCAACCTGCTCTGACTTAGAATTTTCAGGATCAAATGTGATCGGTACGCCTTTCTTGACCATGCTTGTGCCCATGTCTTTAACGGCAAGAATTGGAATCATTTGAGTTGCCTGCGCAATCAACGCATCCTTGTTTGCAGGATTGCCGGATATTTTAAGAAGGATGTCACGAACTTGACGAGACTCGTAGGCGTGGTGCATAGCGGCTCCAACGATCATTTTTGGAATAACCATACTTCCCATGGCTGTAAGGGTTGTGCCAACTATCGTGCGCACGCCGGTTGGAGCATCTGGAGCAAAGAAGCGAGAAAACTTGCTGCTTTCAATGACGGTCGCCCAGGCATCCAACATTTTCTTTTCATCTGGAGCAAACAGCTTGGTAATATTTTGATCCAAGTTATTAAGGCTGTTGCGGAAGCGATTAGGAGATATGTTGCCTGTTGCACTGTCTGTTGCTTGGTTGGCAATGCTTTGCAAGATGGACTGCTTGGCAAAGTTTTTCCCCGTGTCATCAAGGCCCGCAAGAATTTTCTTAAAGCTCTCTGGATTCTTTACATCCAATAGCATCCTTCCAACTGCATCAGGGTTGGCTTCACCGGTCTTAAGTGCTTTCTTAAGAGACAGATTGCCAAGCTCATCAACCATTCCAGCAAGTTCGTCAGTAGCAGATGCCCACGCATTCTTGGCTGTAACTCCAGCTTGTGATTCAATAAAGTTGCCTATATCTTGCTTTATTGCGCCATAAATACGATCAGCGGCAGCATCTCCTGCGCCTGCAAAGGAAACCATACTTGGATCTTTAAGCATGGTTCCAGCGAGCTTCAAGTTTGAGTCAACATTACGTAATGTGTTGCGAGATATGCCACTAGCAATGTTTTGAAACTTGGAAACAATGGGAGCAAGCTCAGGGTTGTTAAGGGAGTTAATCGCACCAATTTCCTGACTAATTTGCCGCATCGCATTTGGCATTGGAACCGCAGTTCCTGTTGCGCTTAAGCCATCAAGAATAGCATTCTTATCTCCAACAAGTTGAGTTAATTTAGCGCCTCGTGTTTTGAGCAGATTATCCACAACATCCGCAGCGAATGGAGCAGTTTCTCCATGTGTGACTGCATATGACTTAAGAAACTCGTGAAGGCCATTACTAACCTCCAAAGCACGAGCTT